TGGTAGCAAGAGCCAACCAATTTCCCCGAATTGACTTGTGGCTTGCGACTAATCAACGAATAGAAGGGTGGGTTGCTATGAGCAACAACTACTGGGAAGACGAAGACGAAGACCAAGATAACGATATGCCTCTGCAAGGTGATGATTTAGTTAAGAAACTAAGGAAAGCCAAACGTGCAGATGAGAAGCGTATCAAGGAACTTACTGAGCAACTTGAGGGATTGTCCAAGGTGCAGCGTGAGAGAACCGTCAAAGAAGTCCTAGAAAAGAAGGGCGTTAATCTAAAGGCGCAGCGTTTAATTATGAAAGACTTAGAAGACATTAGTGAAGAGTCAGTTAATACTTGGCTTGACGAAAATGCTGATTTGTTTGGATTAAAAATTGCAGAGCCTGCTAATCCTGAACAAGAACTTAATAGGGCGGCCTTACGGCAGCAAGATGTTCTTACTCAGAACGCATTAACCCCTGAACGCACAGAAGATTTGGAAATGAGATTATCTAATGCACAATCTGCAGATGAGATTCTTGCCATTCTACGTGCAGAATAATAATTAATCCATAGTAATTCTAATCACCTTGGAGGTGACAAACAATGCCTAATGCATACACAGGTACAGGTTCTTCTACACTTGGAGGTACCGCTGGTGGTGCAGGTCTTGTCCAGCAAGCGTATGACCGCTTATTGGAGTTTGCTCTCCGTTCTGAACCACTAATTCGTTCAGTCGCAGATAAAACACCTGCCCGTCAATCAATTCCAGGCTCAACCGTAGTTCTACAGAAGTACGTTGACTTGGCACAAAAGACATCTACTCTATCTGAAGCAGTTGACCCAGATGCAGTAGCACTATCAACACCAACCACAGTTGCTATTACTCTTAATGAGTACGGTAACTCAGTGTTGGTAACACGTGCGTTGGAACTATTCAGCCTTGCTGATGTAGACCCAGCAATCGCAAACATTATCGCTTACAACCTAGCAGATTCAATTGACGCAGTAGCAATGGAAACATTGCGTGCTGGAACAAACGTAATCTACTCAGGTGCTACAGCAACATCTACAGCAACAATTACTGCAGCAGCAACAATTGACTCAGCAGACATCCGTAAGGCTGTTGCTAAGTTACGTTCTGCTAAGGCTGTTGCACGTAAGGGTTCACTATACTGGGCTGGTATCCACCCAGAAGTATCACACGACCTACGTGCTGAGTCCTCTTCAGGACAAGGCTGGCTACTTCCTAACCAATACGGTTCTTCACAAGACCGCATCTGGGCAGGAGAAATTGGTAACTACGAAGGTGCATTCTATATTGAGTCACCACGTCTTTACTCAGCCAAAGATGGTGCAGACCAATCAACATTAGCAACAACAGCAGTAACAGTTGCAGGAACATCAGCAGGGTTTACCTTTGGTGTTGCTTCTTCTTCAGTTATCGCTTCACGTGCTGAGGTTGGAGATAAAATTTCAGGAACAGGTGTTGGTTCAGGTGCAAAAATTACTGCACTATCAACATCAGGTTCAACTACTACAATTACAGTAAGCGTAGAAAACTCCGCTGCAGTAACTGCTACAACAGTTGTAACCGTAACTCCTGTTACTCGTAACTTCCGTACAATTATCTGCGGTTCACAAGCCATGGCACAAGCCGTTGCTGAAGAGCCACATGTAGTTATCGGACCAGTAGTTGACAAGTTAATGCGTCACCGCCCAATGGGTTGGTACGGCGTACTTGGATTTGCTCGCTACCGTGAAGAAGCACTATATCGAATCGAATCAGGTTCATCAATCGCTGCTCTTTAGTAGCAATGAGGGGTGGGGCTTACGCCCTGCCCCTCTCTTAATAAAGGACTTAAATGACTACATACGTTTTTGATACACCAATAGTTAGAGAAGGTCCAGCGGGTGGACACCGCTTATTTTACTTTTATAAATTAGACCGTGGGATAACTATTATTCGTGATAACGGTACATACAAAAAAGTACGTTATCTAGTAGATGAAGACTTACAGAATTACCAAGAGGTTTACCTTGGCGGCAGCCGTCATATAGTTGACGAAGATACCAAGACAAGATTAATTGCAGGCAATGTTGGAGTTACAGAGGCTAACTTTACAGCACAATAGGGGGCAGTATGGAATGCGACCACAAGAGTAAAGTTCTTGATTGGGCATATGAATTAAAAGATGGTCAGATGAATCAGTATGTATCCTTATATGGATGTACTGAGTGTGATGCTACATCACCTAAACCATTCGTAAGTAAAGAAGAAGTTATTGTAATAGACCATAGTAATTGTCATATAGACCCTTGCTTTGGATGCAAGGCTAAAGGATTACAATTGAGCACAGGTGATGCTAACGGCAGAGCATCTATGCCAAGACGTAAGTGGGAGGGCGAACTAGAAGCCTATAGGAATGCTCGTAAACAGGGTATTCAACCAGCAGGAACTACTATGGAAAAGATAGTTGCTGCAGAGAAAGCATCAGAGAATTTGGGTAGGGCATATAATGCTGAGAAAGACCCAAATGCAAAACAAATAAATAAAAAAACCGCAAAGGTTATGACAGAAATAGGAGCATGATATGCCAATGGTAGACGGAAAGAAATTCCCATACACATCAAAGGGTAAGGCAATGGCTAAGAAAGCCGCTAAGAAAGTTGACAAGAAAATGGTCATGAAAAAGATGGCTATGAAAAAAATGGGTAAAAAGAAGTAGTCATGGCTAAAATTGTTAAAAGAATAAAGACTATAGCCCGTGAAGCCAGGGATATACCTACAGCAATTGGTACTAGCATGTGGTCTCAGTTTGAATCAAAGAACTATGGTTCTGAAAATAAAGCAGAGGTTATGAAGAATGCTAATAGGGCTAGTAAAAATCAAGACCGTCAAGTGATTGAAGCAATTAATGCAATTATGAAAGGTCGTGCTGGTACTTCCTCTGACCAGTATGGAAATAAAGATGGAACATACATTAAAGGAAAAAAACGTAAATGAAAGCCAAAAAGGGAATGGGTTTCAAGACAGCACAGAAACAAATTGCGAAGAAGCAGGGAATATCTATGGAAGGTGCTGGCGCTATCTTGGCTGCGGGTGCGAGGAAAGCAAGTAAAGCCGCTAAGAAAAAAAATCCAAATCTATTAAAGGTTAAAGGTAAGAAAAAATAATGGCATCATCTGGTAGTTACAAACGCCATGATGGTTTTAATCCAGTTCAAATTAAGAATGGCCTAGTGGTTCGCGTTGGTAAAAACGGAATCATTAGGTCTATTCTTGGAAAGTATGGGGAGTATGGCAAAGAGTCCAGCGTGGACACGCAAAGAAGGAAAGAACCCTAAAGGTGGCTTAAATGCCAAAGGTAGGGCATCCGCTAAAGCACAAGGTATGAATCTTAAACCACCAGTTAAGGCTGGCGAGGCTAAGAGGTCACCTAAATCTGCTGCTAGGCGCAAGTCTTTTTGTGGTCGTATGTGTGGCATGAAGGCTAAGTTAACCTCTGCCAAGACAGCAAGAGACCCAAATTCTAGAATTAATAAATCACTGCGTGCTTGGGATTGTAGTTGCAGATGAAGAAGAAAACTAAATCTAAAGTTAATGAGGCTGGTAACTATACAAAACCTGGTATGAGAGCAGCATTATTTAAGAAGATTAAGGCTGGCTCTAAGGGTGGAGACCCAGGAGAATGGTCAGCACGTAAGGCACAACTACTTGCTGTGCAATACAAGAAGGCTGGCGGAGGATATAAGTAATGACACTTTCTAAATCTCAAAAGTCTTTAAAGGATTGGACTGCACAGAAGTGGAAAACTTCTGACGGTAAACCATCTAAAGGTAAAAAAAGATATCTACCCGAGAAAGCGTGGGCTGCATTAAGTTCTGCTGAAAAGGCTGCAACCAATAAGGCTAAGGCTGCGGGTAATAAAAAGGGTAAACAGTTTGTTAAGCAACCTAAATCAATAGCCAAAAAAACATCTAAGTACAGATAAGGTAAATTATAGTGACTACTCTAAACAATATGGTTGATGAAGTTCTTATTAACCTTGCTGGCTATACGCTACAGCAGGATAAGTCCACACATCTTACTGCAACATTAGCCACTACAACATCTACCATTGCTAGTCCTACAATTCTACAACTTGCAAGTACAGACCTTGGTAAAGGTACTATTGAAATTGGTGAAGAATTATTATGGATTGATTCCTTTGACCGTATTGCTAATACGGCAACCGTATCTCCATATGGTCGCGGTTATCTAGGTACCACACCATCTACCGCTGCTGCTGGAACTAGGGTTATTATCAGCCCAACTTTTCCACGCTATGTAATAAAGCGTGCTATTAATGACACTATCCGTGCATTAGGCACATCTATTTTTGCAGTTAAGCAAGCAACATTTACATACAATGCAGCAATTACTACCTATGAATTAGAGAATTTAAATATTAGAAACATCTTGACAATGCACTGGGAAAGCATCGGTCCATCTAAAGAATGGATTCGTGTTAAAAGATTTGACTTTGATGCATTACCAGAAATTACTACTTGGGGTGCTACATCACAAACAGTAACTATTGGAGATATTATT